GTTTTGATGTATTGAAATGTACCACCAATCTACATAGTCTTTAAATTCTCTTATAAAATCTTCCGATAGTTTTTGATGTATTGAAATGCAACCCCAATTTACTTTATCTTTAAATTCCCTTATGAAATCTTCAGATAGGTTTTGATACGTTGAAATATACTTCCAATTTACATAATCTTTAAACTCTCTTATGAAATTTTCTGATAATTTTTGATACATTGAAATATAATCCCAATTTACTTTATCTTTAAATTCTCTTACAAAATCTTCAGATAGTTTTTGACACATTGAAATATAAACCCAATTTACTTTATCTTTAAACTCTCTTATGAAACTTTCAGATAGTTTTTGATATTTTGAAATATAATACCAATCTACTTTATCTTTAAATTCTCTTATGAAACTTTCAGATAAGTTTTGGTGCATTGAAATATAAACCCAATTTACTTTATCTTGAAACTTTCTTATAAAACTTTCAGATAACTTTTGATATTCTGAAACACAATTCCAATCTACTTTATCTTTAAATTTCCTTATGAAATCTTCAGATAGTTTTTGATATGTTGAAATATACTTCCAATTTACTTTATCTTGAAACTTTCTTATAAAACTTTCAGACAACTTTTGATGTATTGAAATACAATCCCAATATACATAATCTTTAAACTCTCCTATAAACTTTTCAGATAAGTTTTGATGTATTGAAATCCAATACCAACTTACTTTATCTTTAAACTCTCTTATAAAATCCTCAGATAGTTTTTGGTATACTGAAATATAATACCAATCTACTTTATCTTTAAATTCTCTTATAAAATCTTCAGATAATTTTTGATGTGTTGAAATCCATTCCCAATATACTTTATCTTTAAATTCCCTTATGAAATCTTCAGATAGGTTTTGATACGTTGAAATATAATTCCAATCTACTTTGTCTTTAAATTCCCTTATGAAATTTTCTGATAATTTTTGATGTATTGAAATATGTCTCCAATCTACTTTATCTTTAAATTCTCTTATAAAATTTTCAGATAATTTTTGGTGTATTGAAATGCAATACCAATTTACTTTATCTTGAAATTCTCTTATAAAATCCCCAGATAAATTTGGATATGTTGAAATGCGCGTCCAATCTACTTTATCTTTAAATTTTTCTAAAGTACAATTTAAGTTTAACTCTTTAATTATTTTTTCAATTTCTGCTATTATTTTTTGATTTTTCATGAAGATTTGTTTTAAAGATTTTTAAACGCTTTACTTAATTAATAATAAATCACCTTTCATTTGAATTTGAGAGATATTTGATAATTTAATATCTCTTACAATAATTTCTTTATCAACTCCTTGGTGAGCAGCGTTTGATTTGTTTTCGTATAAAAACGGTTTTAAAGTTTCTACAGGAATGATAGTTCCGTTTAAAGAATAGGTTACATCTTGTGGTTTTCCATTAGGTTTTACTTCTAAATAATATTCACCTTTATGTTCAATAAGTGGAGTACCTTGTATACGGTGTCCCCATTTTCTGGGATACGGAGTAAAATCAGTAGTAGATCCTTCTTTTGCACGTTGATTATTTACACTGTTTGCATAAATAAAATTAATTGTGCAATTCGTTGTAGTGATTTTTTTTACCCCTAAATAAGGATTATTTGTTTTTTTCATGTTAGGCTCTGTAACAGTTGTTACAGTTACCATTGTTGCACCTTTAATGTTTGCTAAAATATTTTTTAATTCTTCAGTACTAATTAATTTAGTTGCCATAGTTTTAGTTGTTTTAATTTGTTACCTAAAGATATATTAAAACAAGTAACCAAACAACCTTTTTGTATAATTTTCCAAAGAAAACTTAAAAGTCTTTAGCTTTTAGGTGCTTTACTGTAATATTATTAGTTTAGTTATTGATAAGTTATTATCAATATAACTAATTTGCTTCTGTGAACGAGCCATTAGTAGTAAATACTAATGTATTGCAAAGTTTAATTTGCAGGAAGCCTATAATTTTTTAAATTTTAGGTAGTTCACACATAAATATTTGGCTTTAAAATTTGACTTTAAAATTTTATTACACTTTTTAAAAACTTTTATTATCTATTTAATTAAATAATTCTCTAATTAAATTTTAGAACCCCATATATATTCTAATTTTTTTAAACCAAATATATATTGTTCTAAATCAGCACCATCAATATATTGGTAAGTTAAATTTTCATTTAAACTATTATAATCAAGTTCACGATTGTTTTGTTTAAACAAAGTAGAATTAGCTAAGGTATGAAGAGGTTTACCAGCTTTTTTGTTATTAAATTCAACTAAATAGACATTATATGTATTTGCAACAATACGAAATTGAATGATAGTATCATCTTCTCCGATTAAATAATAACTACTATTATATTCAAACGGATCTTCTAAATTAAGTTCTGAATAAATTTCATATAAACATTTGTTTAGTTTAATTTCATACATTTAAAGATATTTAAAGAAAAATAGTAAAAATGGCTGAATTAAAAAATATTAAACAATTAACTAAGGAAGCTCAACAAAGAGATCAACCATTTATAAATAACATAAATGACGAATTAAATAATTTAATCGACCAAATTACTTCTCAAGAAGAAGAATATAAATTACTTTACAACATTACTACTCCTTTGGTGAGTACTTCAGGTCCATTACAAAAACAACGCATTAAAAATTTAATTATAGATTCTTTAAAAAATAAGGGCTATAAAGTAAAATTAATAGAAGATAATAATTTAGAATATTTAGAAATCACTTGGACGATCGCTACGTTAAACAAACTACCCTAGTTCTTTGTTTATATTGTAAAGTGCAAATTCTAAATCAGTCAATGGCATCAGGATAATAGAAGATAGTTCAAAAATCCCTAATATTCCCTCATCTTTATGTCCAATATAATATGCTTTATCAGTATAATTAAAAAATTTAAGATCACATACTGAATATGTGCTATAATATTCATTTCCAGAAACGTCATATTTTATAGTTACCTTTCCACTGTCTAAAGTGTTGTGAATTAGTCGATTAAATCTTTCTTTTTCTATTCTATCTCTAATAGCAATTAAAGAATTATTACTAAGATGAAAAGAAGATTTAATTTTTAATTTTTTTTTATCTTTCTTTTCTTTGGAGTTACGCTCCTGCCATTTGTAATTATGATAATTCTTCATTGATAATATTAATATGATAACTTATAGAATTGTTTCTTATTTTTTTTAAAAAAAGGTTTTTATCTTCTGTTGAAGAGCAATCTGTAATTTTAACTATAGAGCCTGGGATAATTATATTACTAAGTCTAATATCATTTGGTTCATAATTAATTTGTATATTATATACAGCTATACCTGAACTTATTTCTTTTTTTAATTTTTCTCCCATACTACCGAAATAATTATATCCTTTTGTAACATAAAAGTCTAATATTTCATCTAATTCGCTCTTACTTAGATAATAAGGTTTTTCGAGAACAATAAAGTCTTTGAGTATATTAAGCATAATTTGTTAATTTTCTAAAAGTTCAATATCTGCAATACTATTAATTTGTATGGGAGTTCCATCAAGAGTTACTTGTAGTTTCCAATTAATAATAGAGTTTCCTCCACAATATTTTAATATTCCTTGCCAATATTGGCCATTTATATCCTTTACGCGTACTTTACAGCCGTAAAATTGTTTCATTTCCGAAATCTCTTCATTAGGAAAATCTAAAACATTCATAATTAATTATTATTATTGTTGTTTGTAAGGGTAAACATTGTTTAAACTAGTTAATTGAGAAGTAAGTTGATATTCTTTAGTGTAATTGTTAAAATATTTTACAAACGGATCACCATCAGAATTGAAACTTGTTACAATTCCATATTCAAAATGAATATAATCCATAAAACTTACATGATCTGGTATATATATAACTGAATCGCCTACTTTAAGATTCTCCCTATTTAATTCACTTTGTATAAAAAAACTACACATAGAAGCTTTATTGTAATATGTATAACATCCGTGTTCTAACCGTGCGCAGTTTATATAACTACTACCTATAGCTTCATAACTAATGCTTTCTTCTCCCCCCATTACAACCATCAAACCTCCTTCATGTTTAGCAAACCCAAACAAAGGAATAAATATTAGATGTACTTTTTTCACCAGGCATATAAAAATAATAGCTAAAAATACACTTTGTATTATAACAAACCTAATTTTAACATATTTACTAGTAACACTAGGTTATTTATAATGGCAAATTTTTTAACATCAGAGTTTTGGTTTGTAACCAAAGTACCTCACTCAGCTACTTCTCCAGTTATAGAGGATATTGTTTTTAAATGTACTATTCCAGAGCTTGAATTACAATTTAAAGGGGGTTTAAAGAGAGATGAAATTATTGGAATTTACGATAATGAAGATGCAGCAATATCAAAAGGAACGCTAGAATTATGGCGTTGGCGTAAAACTAAAAACTTAAAAGAAAAATTAGAGCGATTAACTGGTAAAAAAGTTTCATTTGTGTAAAAAAACTATTAAAGATACATGGACTTAGGACCTGTTTGCTATTATGGCAAAAACCCTAATAGGATTCGCTACTCTATTAGGGTTTGTTTTTTAATCTAGAATATATTTCTGAAGTAATATCTTTATTTACATATGAAATAATTTTTCCTTCTATAATTTGTGATATATTAATCATTTTATCTTGCAATACATCAAAAATATTTTCATCAATTGTTCCTTGATATATAGGGAATACAATATCAACCGCATTAGTTTGTCCAATTCTCATAATTCGATCTTCAGCTTGTATCATAACAGACGGAGACCAATTTAAATCATTCATAATTGCAACAGTAGCTGCTGTTAATGTTAATCCTACAGAAGCAATAGCTAAATTACAAGCTACTAATTTAACTTCAGAATTGTTTTGGAATAAATCTATATTTTTTTGTCTTTCTTCTAAAGATAATCTACCATCTAATGTAACACATTGACTATTATATTTTTCTTTTATTAAATCAATAACTTTAAGATAGTTAGTAAATACTACAATTTTTTTACCTTGTTCTAAATAACTATCTATTAATTCAAACAAAGAACCGTCTTGTGTTTTTTCTAAAGCGGTAAAGTATCTTAAAACACTTATTTCTACTAATTTATCTGTTAATGTTTTTTCTTCCTGTAATAATTCTAATGTTTCTTCATCTAAAACGTCTTGGTACTTGTTAAGATAATAATCTGCTAATGCTCTATCATATCCTTTTTTGTTTTTTAATTCTAGATAAACAGGAATTCTAGTTTTGGGTGGTAAGTCTAAAACATCTTCTTTTTTTCTTCTTAATATTATATTTTTAGTTTTTAAATGCAATTCTCTTAAATTAGAAGCTCCATTAAAAACCCAACCCCATCTCGTTCTTTCACCTTTACAATATCTTTCACCAAAGAATTGTTTATTTTTTCCTAATTCATGTTTACACATTTTTAAAAGTGTATAAAAGTCAATAGGTTTATTTGCTATAGGAGTTCCAGTTAGTAACCAAATCTTAGGGGTTTTATTAGCTATTCTCATAACATAACGAGTGCGCTTAGATGAATAATTTTTTAAAAAATGCGCTTCATCAGCAATAACCAAATCAAATTTTGCTTTTAAAATATTATCAATATGTTTTTTTAAAATATCATAGTTAATAATTGTAAATCGAGAAGTATTAAATTCTTTATCAATTATTGTAACTTCATCACAAAAAACTTTTATTTCCCTCTCCCAATTTAGTTTTAACGTAGCTGGACAAATAACGAGAATTTTTTTTGATTTTGACTCTAAAGCTGCAATTATTGAAGTGAGAGATTTTCCTAAACCCGGATCATCTCCTAAAATAGCTCTATCTTTATTTAAAAGCCAATTAACAGCTTCTTTTTGAAACGAAAAAGGGCTTTTATGATTATATTTCTCCCAATCAATATTAAATTCTTTAATTTGTTCTGAACTAGATATTAAACTCAAATCTTCTTCTTTAGTAGCATGGTTAAATAAGAATTTTTCAGCAATTTTTATTTGAGAAGGTGATAATGATTCCCCTCTTAATACTATATCTTTTAATACATTAAGATATAAGTTTTTTCCTTTATAATTTTTTAAATTATCTTCAAGAGTCATATAATATTATTTGAAAATTTTATTATATAATTTATCCCAAAATGTAAGATAAGTATCAGTAAATAATTTAACATATAGTTCATATTCTTCAACAGAAGTACAAACAAATGTAATTTCTTTTAGTTCATATGATTGAGCGTTACTAATAATAGTTTTTATAAACTTAACAATTTCTTCTTTAGTAGGGGTTCCATATAAAGAGGTACAAATACTAGGATAAATAACTCTGCGAATTGAATGAGAAATTTTTAATTCATTAATTAATGCAAAAGAATAATTAATTCCTGTAAGAAATAAATTTAATTTATTTTTATTTTCTTCTGGGTTTCTATAATTAGGACACACAATATGTATAAGTTTTTTAGGTAAAAGCAAACCAGCATTAGTCACTACCCCTTCTCCTATATATAATCTCTTTTCTCCTGTAGATGTAACGTGACCAAATTTAACCAATTGTCCTTGACAATCTTTAGCAATTACTGAACCACCCTCTCTATGAATTTGCCTAAACATTAATCCTCCTGTTAATAAATTATCAGTCGTATAATTTATTAAACAATCACCTACAACTTTATTAATAGGGTCATGTGTAATACGTATCTTAATGTTATTTAATTTATAACTAAACATTTTTCTAATAAAAAGATATTTAAAAGTATATTAAATATAGGAATTTATAATAAAAAATTTAATGTTCTTATTTACTTTGTTAGTTAATTTAGTTCAATATATACAAATAATATAAAATTATTATATTGACAATAATACATTTAAAAAAAATAAGCTAATGTTATTAGACATGACTCCCGATGAAGTTAAAGAGTTATATCAATATATACAAGTGTTGTTAGGTGGTGAAGAAATTGGAGTTGATATAACTGAAAAAGAAGTGTGGATTTTAGCTAGAAGAGCCTTGAAAGATTTTTTATATGAAATTCATCAATGGCAAATTCGCAATCAATTTTCTAACATAGTAGGGACAAATGCATCTCGAGATTTTACCAATAAGTTTATTTATGATAATACTATGATAGCTCAGCGTATTAGCGACTGGTTTGCTTCTATGGTGCGAGTGGGAGGAAAAATTCCATGGAAAAAAGATTATTTTGTTCTAGAAAAAGATAAGCAAATATACGATTTGACAGTAGAATCTTCTGTACCATATGTTAGAGGTGAAAGAAGAATTCATAGGATTATGTGGTATGGTCCGCCAGAAATATTCGGATCTGCTACAGTAACTGGAGATATTACTAACCTATCTTTATTTTCTTTTGGACAGTATGGATTGAGTTATGGTAATTCTCCTTTAATGTATTTAGGAAATTTGTTTGATGTAGTTTTATTAGCTCAAGCTTTAGAAATGAGATCTAAAGTATTGCGTAGTGAATTTTTTTATAACATTTCGGGAGATATAGTAGAATTAACCCCTGGTCCAGGTGGCTCATCATCACAAGGATGGACTACAGGCGGGAGAGTATATTATTATTATATGGATGAACAAGATTTTTTAGGTTTAGATACACAAGAAAGTGAAGAGGTTGAAGAGTTGATTGCTAACCCTGCACAAGTAAAAATAAGTAATATCCCTTATTCAAAATTAAATGATATGGCTAAGAGCTGGATTGACAATTATACATTAGCATTAGCTAAATATGTACAAGGTGCAAAATGGCGCAAAGTTCGTACTATAGCAAGTCCAAACAGTGAATATCAAGTTGAGTTTGATTATCAAGGATTAATAGAAGAATCTAAACAATTACAAGAAGATTTAAAATTAAAGTTACAAGAACATTTATTACAATATATTGATACAGTTAAACAATTTGAAGATAAGGCTTCTATTGCAGAAAATGCAGCTAAGATAAACAGGTTTTCACCAAGAAAATGGTTTCTCGGATAATTTAATCGATTTAAAATGAGAAAGAAAACATTACAAAAAGCAAAAACTTCTCAATTAGATTTAGTTTCTCTTACACAAACTAAAGTAGGAGTTTTAATTGAAAAGTTAGAAAAGATAACTAATAAGAAAGTCAAACTAGTAGAATCGGAAGATTCTGAATTAATCTATCCTAACAAATTGTATCATGTTATTAAAAGTTTAGATAAAACATTAACCCAATTTGATATAGAAAATATCAAACAATTAGCTTTAAACATTATGGCAGATAATAAAATTATAGATAAAAAAGCTTTAAAGTTAATTATCACTAATTATAAAAATAATTTAAAAAATGCCAACTAAATATTTTGACGGAAATTCACAAAGTGGGCAAGAGTGGTTCAGCAATAAAGATATTAATTATTTAAAAAAAGTATCTAGAGAAGCAACCGAACAACATACTAACACTTCAGTGTTATACTTCCAAGTTGATTATAATAATAGTAAAAAAAATTTTTATGGAGAATTGATTGTTCGTAAATGGGTTAATCCGCTAGGTATAGAAGTAAAAGGTATTATTGATTTAATTGAAGGAGATGAAATTACTGTAGAAGATATTCCTAATAAAACTATGAAACTAAATTTCAGTTGTTATTTAGATCATTTAAGAGAGTTAAACATACAACCAGAATTAGGAGATTGTTTTTCTATTAAAAATAGAATTTATATGATTTATAATAAAACTATATTAGATGCGAATATGGTCTCTATTGCAACAGACCAAGAAGCAGTATATATTAAGTATGATTGCATAGAATTAGTAGATGAACAACTAATACCACCAGGAGATTATTCCTCAAATATAGGTTCAAAAAACGATATTACTGGATCTTCACAAACTAATAAAACTAATGGCTATTAAAAAGCGAACATTAAAATTATACCCACAAGTTGTATCTACATATAATGAAACTAGTCCTCTTAATCCTAGTCATTTGGTAGATGATAATTCAAATTTTGTCTTAAGAGATATTACATTAGAAGATATAGATAAAGCAGTATGGGAGAGTTTTCATAGAAAAATTATCATAGCAGGTAAACCGTTAAATCTAATTCCATTAGATGCAGATATTGCTTCTTTTAAACACCAAATCCCAGACCAATTCGGGAAAGATGGGTATATAAAATTTCCATATTTTACTTTATGGAGAAATAATACAAGTCCTTTAACTAGAACTTCTCCTTCTAATAAACCTTTAATATATGTTATCCCCAAAACAAAAGCACAAGGTGTGGTTTATGAAGAATATATTATGCCACCACCACAACTATTAAAAGCTACATATACTATGAAATTTACTACTACATTAAGGGAAAATATAAACACGTTTGAAGAATTTATGTTAGAATATTTTAAAAATAAGCGCAATATTATTATAGTAGATAACGAACGATTTGAAATACAACCAGAAAACTCTGAAAAACCTAATGATTTAGAAGTAGTAGAAAGAGAGGGAGCTAATGGTATGACATTATATACTTTAACATATGAAGTAGGAGTAATATGTTATTTAAGAGATATGTCGCAAGTACAAAAGCGTGAAAGACCAAACACTTGGGTTTTACAAATTGGAGAAAAGAGTGGTAATATTTTACAAGAAGTTTCTAAAATTGAAGGACGATATCCAACTATAACTATAGATAAGACAAATTTGGAATAAGTATAATTATAAGTTTCTTAGTTAGTTTTATAGAAACTCGATATTTAATAAAAAATAGAAAAATTATATATTAAATGGCAACATCAACTTTAAAATCAATTACTAATATCTCAAGTGGGATTTACTTCAAAGAGACAGATTTAACCGTTGTACAACAAGCTGCCGGTGTATTTGCTGGTGCAATGATCGGATTAACAGAAAAGGGTCCTGCTTTTGAAGTAATGACTTCTTCATCATTTGGAGACAGAGTTGTAAGAATGGGTGATCTAAATCCTTTATATCCTAGTTCTTATTATGCTAGAGAGTTCTTACAACAAGCAAATAATTATAAAGAAGTAAGAATCTTAGGTTTAGAAGGATATAATGAAACACAAGGGTTTTTACCTCCCCCAGCACCGCCTAATACACCCGACCCTAACACTGGAATAGGAAAAACATTTACAATTGTATATGCAATTACTGGGGCAACACCAGCAACGCCAACAGGTGGACCATACACATCACCATTGACTGCTCCTATGGAATCAATAGCAGCTATTTTAAAACCAAGAAGAGTAGCATTTACACAATATGGAACAATAAGTTATGTTGAAATTGTTCCAACAACTCAGAGAGATGGTAGTACAGGGGCTACTGATGATTTATTTGGAGTACAAATTAATTTTACTAATCCAACTTTATATCCACCAATTACAGTTAATTGTTCTTTAAGACCAGGAACAAAAGAATATATAGCTAATGTATTTGGAACTAATCCTCGTGATAATACCAAAGTAGCAGGGATTGTTTCTCCTTTATGGGTTGATTTTGTATTTCCTTCTATACCTAGAAAAACTTTAGCTACAGGCACGCCTGCATATCGCTATCCCGGCTCTCCTGCATCTCAGAATTTTTTAAATATTTTAACAGGAGATATCACTACTCAAATTGGATTTACATATCCTTCCCAATCAGCATCAACTATTACTACTGGTAATCCTACAACTGTGTCGTTTACAACACCTCACGGATATATAAACGGAACACCGGTTAAATTTACAGGTGTAGTTGGAGGTACAGTAACAAACGTTAGTGGCGTAACTTCTTTAAATAACCATACTTGGTATGTAGGAAATGTTTCAGGTACTACTTTTGATTTATATGTAGATAGTGCATTAACAACACCGGTTATTACCTCGGGAACTGTAACTAATGCAGGCAGTGTTCAAAGGGTATTTATTCCTACATGGGAACCAGAGGTAACCAATTTAGGAGGACCTGGATCAGAAATAGAATACCAAACACCTATTACTCCTTGGTTTGTATCTGATGCTGATACTAACGGAGATGTTAAAAGATTATTCCGTTTATGGAGTATTTCTGATGGTGATAATGCTAACACAGAAATTAAAATTGAAATTGCTAATATTAATCCTGACGGAAATTTAGGAAAAGGTTCTTTTGATTTACTTGTAAGATCATTTAATGATAGAGAAGATACGTCTAAAACAATTTTAGAAGCGTTTAGAAATTTAACTTTAAATCCTAAGTCAGATAATTATATTGCAAGAAGAATAGGAGACGGAGAGACATTTGAGTTAAAATCTAAATATATCTTTGTTGAGTTAAATGAAACAGATACTATTCCGGATGATGCTCTTCCATATGGAGTAGAGGGGTATGTAAACGTAGCAGGTTTAACATTACCTGATGTTGTTTGGACAACGCAATATGATTTAACTAAACCACTAAGTAAACAAACTTTAGGTTTAGCTAATAATAGAACTAATATGTTCCAAACATTACATACTGATATATTATCGTTTAAAAATACAGCAAATACAAGTACATCTACTGGAAAAGGATTTCATTTAAATCCAAATAGCAATAACAATATTAATAGTGCATTGTTTACAGTAGCAGATCCAAGTATTTATTATGTTTCTCAAAACAACACTACTCAAGTAACAGGGTCTGCTAAAGCAGCTCGTTGTAATTATGTTGTTGCATTTGCAGGAGGTTTTGATGGATTTAATGTATATAGTGAAAGAGCGTGGGGAAATCCACTTTCTAAAGATTATGAAGCTTTAAAAATAGCATTAGATGTACTATCTGATAAGGAAAGTTTAGTTACTGATTTTTCTGTATTAGTAACTCCAGATTTAAACTTCCAAGATCATTCAGCTGCTGTAGAAGCTACTTTAGAAATGGTAACTTCTCGCGGAGATGCTTTGTATATTCCTGATTTTAGATATGACATTGACCCTATTCCACAAAATGCTAAATTAGATTTAGAAACATCTAATATTAAATCTAATTTCACAGCTATATATTTCCCATGGGTGCAAATAGAAGATAACATTAACAAAACAAATGTTTGGCTTCCACCTTCTATTATTGCTTTAGCAACGATAGCTTCTACCGCAACCAATGAACAAGTATGGCAACCACCTGCAGGTTCATTGAGAACTGTAACAGGTAATTTAGTACGTACTAGAAAGCGTATGAAAATAGGAGACAGAGAAATACTAAAATCAGCTAATATTAATCCTATTACTGAGTTTCCGGGATCAGGTTTTGAAATTACTGAATCTCGCACAACACAAGAAGTATTATCTGCTTTATCTTTTGTACATAATAGATTGTTATTAGGATATGCTAAAAAGGCCCTTAATCAAAGTTTAAGACCTATTTTACATCAATTAAACAATGCTAGTTTACGTAACGCTTTTGTTAATGCAGTGACTCCGATTTTCGAAAGAATTAAAAAACTAAATGGATTAGAGGAGTTTAAAGTAACAGTTGTAGACCAAGAAGAAGATAGAACAACATTGTATGGAGTGGTAGAAATTGTACCTCTATATCCTGTTGAAAGAATCGTAATCGAGTTTGTTTTAAGAAACGGTACATTAGAATTCAATCAATAATTTTTTAAGTTTTAATAATTAGTTTATAAAACCCAGAAATGTTTCTGGGTTTTATTTTTTTTTTACTAAATCTTGATATTTAAAGAAAAACTTTTCTTAATGAAAAATAAAGAAATTAAAATACAAAAAGTTATTGAAGAGAGTATTAAAAAAGTACAATTAGTAGAAGCAGAAGGGGATAAAGTTAAAGATGTATTTAATTTATTAGATGAAGCTAGAAAAGCATTACAAGACGCTCAAGCAAATATATATATACAAATGCCTAATATGTATCAACAAGCATATAAAACAGAGTTAGATAGTATATATAATCATTGTGGTAAAGCAATTGCAGAAATACAAATATTAGCAAAACGTATTCATCAAGAAACAAACATATAAATAAATAAATAAATAAATCAGTTAATAATAATGAAAAACAAAGATAAAACAATAGCTTTATTAGAAGCTAAAATTGAAAAGTTAACAGGCAAAAAAATTGTTTATAAAGAAAAAGTAAATTGTTCTTGCAAATCAACTTTAACAGAAGCAAAAAAAGAAGAAAAAACTTCTAAAGAGAAAGAATCTAAAGAAACTAAAGCAGCTACTTCTAATGCTAATGAACCTATTTTAGGAAACATTATACCTACTTCTGTTATTAAAGAAATAGAAGATTATGTTAATAATACATTAGCAGAAATTGATAAAGCAACAACACAATTAAGAGCAATAAAGAAACAAATTGCAACTGGAGCTACAGCATCTAATGAAGATTTTTCTGTATTAACAGAGAGAATTTCTTTTTTAGTAAAACAATTATCAAGACTTGCAGCATTTACTAATAATACTATTAAAGCTGAAAAGTTTGACAAAACTATTTTAAATAAAATTTTTGACCAAAAAAGCTTATAAGCAAATTAAAAAAATAGACTAATGAGCAAATTAAAAAAACTACAAATAGCTTTATTAGAAACTAAGATCGAAAAGTTAACTGGTAAGAAAGTTATTTATAAAGAAAACGAAGAAGAATATTCTATTGATCTATTAACTAATAAAATAAAAGAGTGGTCTAGATTAACAAAAGAAATAGAAGATCATAAAGCAGCATTTGAAGCTATGATTGCAGATAAATTAAAAAACGCTTCTGAGTTAGAGGATAAGGTTTATAAAATCATGAAAGCTTTAGATATTAAAACACATAAAGTAGACAATGCTGTTGCCAAAATTGTAGCAGGTGCTAAGAATAAAGAATTTCCTCCAAGTTATAAGCAACTGTGGGAAACTAGTTTAACAAAAGTAAACGAAGCAACAAGAAATGTATTATTAGAGATGAAAAAATCTTTAACAGAATATAGAGATACAGCTGAGCATTATTCTCTTAAATTAGATAAAGGAAATAAAGTAAATGAAGGCGTTTTAGATACAGTTAGAGGTGCTTGGGATTGGGTAAAAAATACATTAAGTTCGTTTTTTAAATCAGTTAAAGATTTTTCACTAGCTGCAGATGAATTAGAAGCAGTAACAAAAAAAATTTAAAACAATTTAACTTGTGAATTTTTTAGAAAGAATAGTTTAAAACTATTCTTTCTTTTTTTTAGTTAATTGATATTTATTTTAAAATAAGTAACACAATGAGTTTACCTAATAGAGTTTCCCCTAATATTACATTAGCAGAAGCAATTAAAAGTCAAACTGCACAAAGGAAGAATATAGATAATACACCTACCCCAGAACATTTTGCTAATATGCAATTATTAGCTACAAAAGTATTTGAACCCTTACGTGCACATTTTAATACTCCTATTGCTATTTCTTCATTTTATAGAAGCCCTAAGTTAAACAAAGCAATAGGTGGAGCAGCAAACTCACAACATTGTACAGGTGAAGCAATGGATATTGATGCGGATATTTTCGGTAAAATTAATAACAAACAAATATTTGACTATATACGATTAAATTTAGATTTCGACCAATTAATTTGGGAATTTGATAACCCTGATGGTACACCTCAATGGGTACACGTTTCTTATAAAAGAAGCGGAAACAGAAAACAAATTTTAAAAGCAAAAAAAAATCAAAGAGGTCAAACAATATATGAACCTTGGAAGTTATAATAAAAATATTTAAATCATATAACAAATGAAAGAAGTATTAGAAAAATTTTTACAAGATGTCGCACAAGGAATGTTTGGAAACAGCAAATTAACTTATAAAGAAATTTCTGAGTTTATGCAAATTGCAGATAAAAACGATTTAGAACAATTAAAAGAGTTTTATTGGGATTGGTCTTCTCAATTAACTGATGAAGGTGAAGTTGATATTGAAGAGTTAGAAGAATTTATATATTCGGTTATAAACAACCAAGCTACTGATTCATTGCAAGAAGGTACTTGGAGTTTACCGAAAAATAAAAACGAGATAAAATCAGCAGAAGAGCTTTTAGATAAGTTAAAAAAAATAAAAGATCAATTATATGATGTGTTAGGAGATGATGAATTGTTTGATAATTTAGATAGTGCTTTAAAAAGAGGTAATGAGTTAATTGATAATATTAATAAAAACTTTAATATTATTAACGAAGCTACAGGTTCCGAGTTTGGTTTAACACAAATTACTAAGTTTAAAGATAACCCTTTAATAACAGAGATATTAGCTATTATTAAAAAGAAATTTAAAGACCTTGAAGTAATTAACATTGATGGGTCAGGAGATATTTGGCATTTAGATTTAAGATTTGAAGTAGAAGAACCTTCACAACAAAATCAATTTACAAGAGAAAAGGCTAAAGAACAAGCATATAAAATCAAATATGAATTAGAAAAAGAAATATTAACAAAATTTAACATACCTTCTTTTGCTATTAGAGGTGTACGTACTGTTAAAGGGAAAGATAATATGTATTGCGAATTTGTTATTTCTTTAGTGTATGCTAATAAAGGAAACATAAGAGTAAATTATGAATCAAAACAACAAAAAATACAATCAGTTTTAAAAAATTTAAATAAAGAAATTAACAAAAATAAATAATATACGATTTAACAATGATATTAGTTGATTGGAGTAATTGTCAGCCGTTAAAAGAAGAATTAATTACTTCTATGTCACATCATGCTTTAGATAGAGCAATTGAAAGAGGCGGTGAGCCTTTAATTTGGTTTAGACAAGAAGTAGAAGATTTAATTAATAAAGCTGAAGATAAAATTCAGCAATTATCTGATAAGTATAAAACTTTTGTAATTAAAGGTAAACGAGGATTAGCTGTCGTTGGTGGTTTAATTAAAAAGGGAAAAGATTTAATTTTTAAAGTTTTTACAGTCCATAGAAAAAAGAATTTTGTACCTAATAATCCTAATGATGCTGTCATTACTGTTACTGAAATGAAAGAAAATTACACACCAGAAGAAATTAAAAAAGTATTATGGAATACTTTTCGAGATAAAGCAAGAAAGATTACTTATTTAAGTAATAACGAATTTGAAGTAATTCCTGAAGATGATATGACTATTGATGATGCGAATGAAATGGCAGGGGAATTAGAGGATAGTGGATTATTTGATGTAGTATATGATAATCATAGTTTTTATATTACATTTTTAGAAGAAAGTAAAGTATTAAAATATATTACTTTATTAGAAAAATTAACTAATAAAAAAGTTAAGTTAGTTGAAGAAGAAACTGCGCCATCTATAAAAATATATAACGCTATATTACAAGAACTAGAAGCAATCAAACAGCGAGCACTTAATCCTTCAGAATCTTACGACATAGCTATAGAAGTGTTTAAAAACAATAGAACACCAATTCTATACGCAATATTTAAAGCAATTTCTACTTTATATGAAAAAAAAGATCAAAGCAAATTTAAAAAATAATATTTAAAAATAAACAAAAAAAAGCTTAATGAAAACTAATTTAAACACATTAAAGACATATAAAACAGGCATTGTAAACGCAGGTCAGATGTTTTCTCTTTTACCTAATCAATTTGAGGTAATAAGAAAAGATTTATGGTCTATTGAATTTCCTGTACAGATGAATATACCTGAGAATTTGCAAGTACAAGCAGCAAGACCTAAATTATCAAACAACCCAGTAGAAGTACAATATAAAAATTTAACTACTTTCTATAAAGGTAAAACTAAAGTAGAACCAATTACAATTACTTTTAGAGATGCTATTGGCACATCTATCTATCAAAAGTTAATGCAATGGCAAAGAGAACATACTGACTTTGCAACAGGTAAAGGTGGTTATGCAGCTACGTATAAGAAAACGTTGGTTTTAAATATGGAAGATCCTACGGGAGCAGTAATACAAAAATTTTATCTTTACGGATGTTTTATTACTGAACTTGACGGAGGTGATTTAGACATGAGCTCTGATGAAATCGCTAATGTAACTATGACTATACAATATGATTCTTTTGAAATTGCATTTTAATATTTTAGTTTTAAGTAAATTATATTATAGTTAAGTAAACTTTAAAAAAATAGCAAATTCCCTGTGTTTAATAAAAATAATAAACAATTAAACATGGGGAATTTTGTTTATAAGACTGAGCGTAAAACCCATTCATCAACTTTACTGTGAGTGGGTAGTTCACATTAAAAAAAAGATGAAAAAAAATATAATTATTTTATTGTTGTTATTATTTAGTATTGTAGGGTATGCTAATACAGATACTAGTAAAGTGCGTGTACCACAAACTGTTAAACAAGAAAAAAATATTATAACGGAGATTTTCCAAACTAAACAGTTTGAAAAGTTTTTAGATTTACTAGACGATTCTGTTTTCTTTTTTGTGATATACGACTATAATATTTCTTACTATTATTACCCTAAAAAAGAAATAGTGAAAGCTATTGATTATATATATAATGAAACAAATCCTACTAGATTAAAAGTATATATAACAGATAATAATTATATTAATGTTGTTTTGTATAACAACGAGTTATTATATCCTACTAAATTAACATTTGTGTTTAACAAAAAAATAGATAAAATTTACTTAAGTAATGAAAAAGGAAATTAATTTTTGGAAATGGTTTTTAATCCCTAGTAATATACTAGTATTAGTAGCTTATATATTTTTTACTATTACTATTCTTATGCAATTTTCACAATTTGATCCGATATTGTGGGGATATATATTACTAGGATTAATTCAACTCATGGGTCTTATTTTCGGATTCAAAACCTGGCAACATTGGAGAGATATTAAAAAGGGTATTTCCAGATAAGCAAAACAATGAAATGGAGCTTACAAGAAGTAATTATTAAAAAAGGCAAACATTATTCCAGTCAAATATTTCGATTTATACCTTTTTTAAAAAACAAATTGTGTTATGATGTTTGCTTTACTGATACGTGTTTATATGATTTAAACAACTCTAATAACTATGCTATTAATAAACTTTTTGGATTTTCTAGAGGATTTCATCATAAAAATTCGGCAAGAATTGGCTGGAATTGTTTAAATAATAAAATATACGTTTATGCTTATTGTTATATTCAAGGAAAGAGAGTTGTAAAAAAAATTGGAAATTTAGATATATGTGAAATATATCATATGAGTATCGAAGATTTAGGGGACAAGTATATATTTATAATATATGATAAAAATAAATATTTATCATGTGAGATTCAAAAAGAAAAAACCTGTTCTATAGGTTATCGTTTATTTCCTTATTTTGGAGGAGTAGAAACAGCACCACATGATATAGTTATTTTAATGAATAGATTTTAATGGATACTGAAGAAATAATTAAAAAAAATTTTTTAGGTCCAGGAGCTTTAGTTAAATTTGCTGGAGATCCTAAAGAATATACTATTCGTAATATTTCTGCAGATAGAAAAGGATTATTTGTTACCTTAAATGGACTACAAGTATATTATAAACCTATTTCTAAGTTAATACAAGTTAATAGAAAACCTATAAGAGAAAATAAAATGAGCAATAATAATATTCTTTTAGAAAAACAATCTATAGAAGATATGCAACAAGAATTATCTCGCTTAGAAGCAAATTTACAGGCAAGATATAATGATTATAACGATGATGATTTTTGGGTTAATTTATCTCCTGAGGTGAAGAAGTTATGGAAAGCTAAAACATATGATTTAGAAAACGAAATACAAAAGTTAAAAAAGAGAATACAAAGAGCTTCTTTAAAAGAAGAGAGTAATGATCCAGAGATAGATTATATTACAGGTGGTTTATCAGATAATTTAACTATAGAAGATATAGCAAAAAAATGGACTGCAGAATATTATGATATAGAAAACTTATTGCCTGAATTAGAAAAACAATTAAAAAAAGGTATTGAGATCGAAATGGAACATACAAATGATCCTAATATTGCTAAAGAAATCGCATTAGATCATTTAATGGAAAACCCCAAATATTATGATCAGCTAGAAACTATTGAGTCAGATAAAAAAGAAAAAAATATAGATATAGAAAATAAAGTAACATTAAAATCTCAACTAAACACTTTAATTGAGCAATTAGAAGCTTTATTAATTAATTCAGATATTAATCTTGAAACAGAACAAAAACAAAATATTACCGTTGCTTTAGATAAATTAAAAGAAACTAGAGACACATGTGAAAATACAATAGATACTTTTATTAACACACAAAAAGAAGTTTTAAACGATAATAAAAAAGAGCTTACAAACGAACAAATTATAGAGAAATTCTTTGAAGAAATATTAAAAGAAAACAGTAATTGTTTACTTAAAAGCAGTAGTCAAGAAGATGAATTAATTATTACTGAAGAAATTGCTGAATCAGGATATTATACAACTAACTCCTCAGAAGTTTATAAGTTACAAAACAACGATAAAGAACATATAATTGTTTTAAATTTTGAAAATATATACGATTTAACTCCTCAACAACCAGTGTTAGATAGTAAAATATTATCTAACATTACGGTTAACGACACTCCTATCGACCCACAATTAATTATAGTAGGAGATTATAAAGATTTATTTCAACAAGTTTTAGAGAAATTAAATTGTGTTATTTAAAATGCATACTGTCTATTTAATCAATCAAGAAGGTACCGATTTATATAAAATTGGAGTTACTAAAAATTTAAGTAAAAGGTTAAGTGCTTTACAAACTTCTAGCCCGGTTAAATTAGTAGTTGTTAAACAATTTAACACTAATTATGGTTATAAACTAGAAAAAAACTTACATTCGTTCTTTCGATCAAATAAATTAGAAGGAGAGTGGTTTAGACTTGATATTCAACAAGTTAATTTGTTTGAAGAGTGTTGTAATAAAGCAGAAACAAATTTTAATTACTTAAAAGAACATAATACATATGTTCAATTTTTGTAAAACATTAAGATTGGATTATATTTTTTATAAAAACCTTATATTTAAAGGAAAGTATACTTGCAATAAATGAATTACGCTGCACGTAAAAGAAATGAAAGAATTTTAAAACTTATAGAAGCTTCTATAAGCCGTATTGATAAACAAATCGAAGAAGAAAACGCTTCTTTAGAAGAAAGTGCTCCCTCAATTAATATTAAAGCAGACACTTTAGCAAAGGTTGATGCAAATAAAGTAGCTGATTTAGCAAAAAAAGCTACTATTAATATCACTGAAGATGAAGAGAATGAGATTAATTCAGTTGAAGTGAGAGATGGTATAGAAGATAAAAAGATAAGTTTATCACAACAAGAAGAAGCTATTTTTAATTTGAAAAATTGGGTGCATGATCTTAAAGGTAGTTTAGATGATGGAGAAAGAGTATCCTCTGGAGCTATTAAATTTGTTTACTCTGACCCAGAATTGAGCAACCCGATCAATATATTAGTATATATTAACGGATTAATTCGTATGAGTGGCCAATCTATTCAAGATTTTACCGACTTTAAAAATATTATTAACTTCCATCGTAATTTTTAACCTAATGGCAGAAGAACGTGATAACAGTTGGACTGAATGGTCTAAACATGTATTAAAAGAACTAGAACGATTAAATGCTAATTATGAAAGTATTAAAGCAGAATTGGCTGATATGCGCGAAGAAATTGCAGAAATAAAAGCAACAACTACTATTATTGGAGAATTAAAGCAGTGGAAAAAAGATATTGATGATGTTGCTTCCCCTTCACAGTTGAGAGATATGAAAATAGAAATTGAAAGATTAAAAACATTTAAAACGATTTCTACTACAGCTTGGCTTATCGTACAAATTGCGTTTGGAGCAGTTATAGCTATATTAAATTATTTAAAATAGTATTTTGTTATTTTAAATTATCAAACCAATAGAATATTCTATTGGTTTTTTTTTGTGTTTTTAAAATTGGTTCACTACTTTTAAAGTGAACTTAAATTAAAAACATAAATGGATAATCAAAAAAGTAATTACGAATGGTTAGGAGATGATAAAATAGATAATCTTAAAAACATTAAAGCTCCTTTACCAGAAAATGAATATTCAAGATCATATAAAGAACCTAACTTTGAATTTGATAAACAATTACGAGTTGATGAACAATATATAAGTAGTTTACCAGATTTACAAAATGGGCATGCTGCTTTAATTCAAGGCGCTCCTGTAGCAATTCAACAAGTTGGAATTCATAATTTTCGATTACCATTACGATATTCTCGCAAAAACAACCCTATACCTTTGGAATTAGAAACTTCAGTTACAGGTACTGTATCGTTAGAAGCTCATAAAAAAGGTATTAATATGTCTCGCATTATGAGAACTTTTTATGAATATAAAGATGAAGTATTCACTTTAGAAACAGTAAGACGAATCTTAAATTCATATAAAGAAAAACTTGGTTCTTTTGAAGCAAGAATAATGATGAAATTTTCTTACCCTATTATTCAAAAATCATTGAGAAGTGGATTAGAAGGGTATCAATATTATGATGTTTGTTTTGAAGTAGATATGGATAAAGATGGTAATACAAAAGAAATATTACATTTTGATTTTGTATACTCTTCTGCTTGTCCATGTTCATTTGAGTTAGCTGAACATGCTCGCAAATATAGAAACAAAGCAACTGTATCTCACTCTCAACGAAGTGTAATGAGAGTCTCAATTGATTGTGCAAAAATGATATGGATTGAAGATTTGAAGGATTTGTGTTTAGAAGCTCTTCAAACAGAAACTCAAGTTATGGTTAAAAGAGAAGATGAACAAGCTTTTGCAGAGTTAAACGGTTCTTATTTAAAATTTGTTGAAGATGCAGTAAGATTAGTGTACAAGTCTTTAAGTAACAATCCCGATATCAAAGATTTTAAAATAATTGCTTCTCATAATGAAAGTTTACATAGCCATAACGCTATTGCAGTTATTACTAAAGGAATACCTGGAGGGTTTGATCATACAGTATCGAGAGAAGATTATAATGT